AGAAAAATAAGCTTACGGTGATCATCGAAATTCAGGAGCTAACCCTGGAGCATACCCGGCGCGGCGTAACGCAGGAGTGGCTATTTCGCAACATGATTCGGCCTACCTACCGCATCAGCAAGCGAACATACTACAGCTACCTATCCTGCAACGCCAAGCGGGAGCTTAACAAAATGGAGGTGCTATGACAAAAACAACAAAAACGGGTCGGTACTGCTTCAAAAAGAAGCTTTCCGGCATGGTAATATACATCGAGCTGCAGGATACCGCTACACCTGACAATCCTTTTCTTCCTGGGATGGAATCGGTGAATACTTACTGGGTTAAGGCCACGGAGGAGGACTTGGTGGATATAACCGTAGCGGCTAAGCGGAGGAGGCAGTAGTGGAGCCAATACCCTATACGGTCAAGCTAACGAAGCTGACCTGTCCCCACTGCGGATGTAGCCACTCCTTTAGCGGATATTTGGAGAACAAAAATTTGGTAATTTGTCCCCGATGCCACAAGCTCCACCCACTTATTTTGGAGCAAACGGTGGAACCAATTATGAAAAAAGTTAACTTTGATTAAAACTAGACGTTATGAAAGAGTTTGTAAACTTTATTGTGTTGGCCGTTCTGATTATTATCGCCATTGTATTAAGCATGATTTTTGGGCCGCTGTATGTTATTGTGGCAATTGGAGTGGCTATGTTATGGGAACTTGTTTTGTTCTATACTGCGTATAAGAATAAGAACGGGTTATAGTAATATTTAAAATTGAAAAGCAAAAAAGCCTCCAACTTGGAGGCTTTTTTTATTTGCTGAATATATCAATTTCAGGAATATCAATCCTATCAGGTAGGCGCTGCCGCAGCTTACCACCGGTGAGGTTAATGCTCTCAATGGTAGATTCGGTGAGCGCTGGACGGTGAACGCTGTCGGTGTAGCTGTCGATGCTGCAGGTGTAGGTGAGCACATGGTAGCGGAAGAAGGGCGTTGCCGCCTGCCGCTCACCGGCATACTTCAGCGGGCTGGAGCTATCCGTTGAAAGCATATTTAAGCAGTACTTAACCGCCGTTACAAGGCGAATATACGCCAGCCCCTCATCCATCCTATCGCTGTAGCTCTCGGTTCCGGCACCCGGCTCCTGAAGCAGGTGGACATCGAGCGATAGCGTATCGGCCTCCCCGTTAGTTCCGGCCTTGATATCCCAGCCAATGAACATGGCTGGGCATAGCACCTCAAAGTTTTCTGGATCATCGGGCTGCCCGATGTGAATGTCAATTTGCCGAATTGTTGGCAGGTCCCGGTCGGTGAATACCTCCGGGTGCGCGCTGAACGTATCAACGATTTTTTTGTATACCTCTTCCATCTATGCTCGTATTGCCTTGGTTAGCTCTGCGGTCATCATGCGCTGCAGGTTTCTATCCAGCACCGCCGACTGGCCAATAAATCGCCTTCGGGGTATGCGCTGGTGAATAGTTCGGGTATGTGCCCTTACCGATACCTCCCCCATTTGTACCCGAACGGCCTTCATGCTCTCCCTTCTGGATTTAATGCTATATACTCCGGTTCCCCTTTTTTCCGTTCCATACCGTGAATACCTATAGGCCGCCACGCGCTGGGTTACTGTGCCCTTGAATCCATCGTTGTGGGCCTTGGCGTAGGGAACGTATACGCCCACCACCACCCGTGCTCCAGAAACCATTACCACCCGAATGCTCCTGCGCAGCCGTCCGGAGTCCACCAGTATGGCCCGTCCCCTGCGCTCCCTACGGCCCCACCCGGCAGCCTTGCGCTTGGGCCAGGGCTCCGTGGTGGTATCTACCCAGGCCTGCTCCCGAAACCGATCCTTGCTGAAGTTAACCGCCAGCACTCCGGCCTTGGCAGGAATGGTGGCAATAGCCCTTTCAACGCGATCCACCATGGCAAAAAACTCGCTCAGCTCGCTCATTGGTACTGGTTATCAACGTTGGCGATTACGCGCATAAACATGTCGCGCAGGTAGGCCTCTATCTGCTTCTCATCCATCTGCTGCAGGGTGGTGCTTTGGGTGTTAATGCCACCCTTAACGAACGAGTCGATGTTTATGGTCAGGTTGCGGATCTGCTTGGCGCTACCCGTAATCTTCTCCACGGAGTCGCTCCCCACCGGGGTGGTGGTGCCGCTTCCATCTGGAGCGGTTTTATCGCCGCTGGCCAGCAGCGAATCATGGTTCTTTGGCAGCTTAACAAATACTGACAATAGCTGATTTCTCAACTGTTTAAGCGCTTGGTAAGAACCTTCTGAAGTAGAATAGTTATATCGTTTTTGAGCATTGCTACCAGATAAACCAAAATTATCAAGAAATCTAGTTATACCTCCGGCATATTCTCGGTTCTTCTCCAACTCAGATTGATAGTATGGCATTAACTTATCAATTTTGGAGAACGCATCATTGAATTCCTTGGTAGTATGTTTAGCTGGATCATTTAAGAAACCAGAAAACATATCGAGTATTTCCTGACGCCCAACTTCTCTTCTATAATTAGCTCTTCCTTCTGGCCCGGTAAACCCTAAATTAATTCCATTAACAGCATCCATTGCAGTTTCAGCAAATGATTGCTTAAGCGGAAGTAACTTTTCACCCAGCTTAATCATCGTAACATTCAGCTTATTTTTTAGCTGATCGTTGATGTAGTTGATATCCTCCTTGGCAATGGCCAGCGCTTTATTGAGCCCAAATTCGGAGGCATCAAACGAGCTGAACGTTTGCTGCAGCTGCCCGCTGCTATCGGTAGCGGCGTTGATGAACGATATGAGGCCATCCGATCCGGTAAACTGGTTCTTCAGCCGCATGAGCGTTTTATCGTTCTTCCCCAGCTTCATAAACTTGGCGTTCAGCTCCAGGAGCAGCTTATCCGCCTGCTTAATCTTACCGCTATTGTCGAACATGCTAATCCCTATCTTAAGGCATCAATGGTGGTTTGCTTGGTGAGGTCGGTAAACAGCGACTTGGTGAGCGTGGCCGCCTCGTCGGCGCTCTTGACCTTCACGGTGAAGAGGGAGAACACCTTATCGGCAGCGGTGAACTCCTGCCTGGCAGCAGCGGCAGAACCGGCGAAAACGCTCTGCACCTTGGCCAGCTCGTCGAAGGTGGTAACCCCCGTTTTAACCGTTGCGTACGCCGCCCGGTTAAACTCATCCAGCTTATCGGCGCCAAAGCCGTAGTTGGCCATAGCCTTGGCGCTACCCGCTATCCAGGCGTTGAAGTCCGCCTGCATCAGCTGGGCAAACTCCCCCTGCTTGGCCACAATGCTCTTCACCTCGATACCGTACTTTCCCGTCACCGACTGCACATCAAAGTAGGCCGTCGAGGTCTTGTTGGCATCGAATCCATTTTTGAAGGCGGTGTCGAGCACCACCCCCCTTAGCGCGCGCAAATCCTGCAGCGGCTTGTCGATGTTGAGCATCTGCAGCTGCCGGAAGTTTCCGTTGAACTCCGCTGCCTTGGCGGTGGTGGTTTGGAATACCATGCCAATGGCGGCCACTCCGGCTGCCGCAATGGTCAGCGGGTTGCTCAGCAGCGACATGGCCCTTCCAACGCCTGGTATCTCCTCCTTCATGCTGCGAAACGCCTCCACGTGCGAAGTCCTCAGCGTGGATAGCTTGGACATAATGCCCGACATGCTGCGGCCGGAAGCCCCCTCCAGCTTCGAGTAGGAAGATTTCAGGTCGTTCAGCCTTCCCTTCATGTCCATTACCCCGCTGTTGAGCCTCGACTTGGCCTGGCTCAGCGAGGTATTCATCCGGTTTTTAAGCTCCAGGATTAGATTTACCTTTGCCTGTCCGTCCATATTATTTTGATTAAAAGCAACATATTAAACCATTTACTCGTATATTTGTATGCCGGTCTTGCGAGACGGGCGACCCAGCGGGCATAGGACTACGGTTGTATGCTCGCTGTTATTTTAAAATTTCATTCAGCAGCGATCCGTCGCTGTCCAGGACAATAATTCCCCTTAGCGTGCTATGCTCGTTCAACGATTTTTCAACTCGCCCTTTTAAATTTTTAGCACCACCGCTATACTTACTCTTAAACTTAACAATCGCATACTCGGCCTGACCAGCTGCTTCCTCAATTCTTTGCACCAGGTTTCGCCCAGTTCCCTCAATTACCTTAAACTCGCATACCATGTTGTTGCCATCATTGTCCCTCATCCAGCAGTCAGGATTTTTATACCTGTTAATAGGAACGTAGCCTTTGGGGTAATACCGAGGCTTGGCAGCAACATCTTTTGTATGTATCTCCGGTAATAGCTTTATGTTGGTATACCCAAGCTCTATAAGGTTTTTTGAAACATCGAGGTGCCTACTTAGCTCCTTCATTCCAGCTTCATTAACCTTGCTATGCAGGATGTGAACAGCTACGCTTCCGCTCTTAACATTAACCATTCTGTATCCTGCATCAGGAGGAAGGTAAGCTATTGCTTTGTTCAGCTCAGCAGCCGGAACACCGTCATAGTATGGATGGCCGCTCGGGAATACCAGTCCCGCTTGAGCCAGGTTCGTTCTGAATAGAGGGCTTACTGGCACCTCCGGAACGGTTTTCGTTTCGAGCGCGTGGCTAAATGGAAGCTGATCAGCGCTGCAGCGGCACCGCCACCCATTCGGTGGAAAGTAGGTAGCCCAAAACGCGTCGGATAGCTTTTTTACGGTTCCATCCAGCGCCCGGTGCGCATCCCTAACCCGTGCATCGCCCACGGTGCTGTAGCGCAGGTAGGGCATCAGCTTTTCGTTCTTCTTGAACTCCACCCACCGTGCGGCCATGGTGGAGGCCCCTACAGCTTGGTTGTACTCCGTCTTTAGCCATACCGAGTTGTAGCGATCGCCAATAGCCCCAGCAGCGGTTTTGAACTCCTCAAAGGTTCTGAGCGACCCGTCCGGATTGCGCAGCGCTAGGGTCATATCCCGCAGCTCGTTGTAGCACTTTGCTGCGCTAAAGTGCCATACGTCCCTCGTTAGCCGCTGCAGCATCTCCGCATCGGGGGTATCGTAGTCCACCGTGAGGTAGTCCTTTCCAAACCCAGCCACGAGCTGCTGCTGCAGCAGCTTACCAACAAGGCTTAGCAGCTGCGGGCTTTGAGATACAATGTTTCCTGCATGGAGCTCCTGGGCAATGCTGCTGACCACCGCCGCAAGCTTGCCAGCTATACCACCGGGTATATCCGCATCGGCGGTAGGGTGTGTTCCTCCGCAGTAGGGGCATGGCTCGTATAGGTTGGGGATAGCCGTGGCCTCCGGGCTACCCCCTACTGAAAATTTCCAAATAGCGGAGGCTTTCCCTGTGCCACCGGCTTACCTCCTCCGGATGGTGCCGTTCCAGGAGCGCTGCTTTTTTTCCCCTTGATGGCCAGGTTAAAGGTAGAGCTGACCCACTCCTCGTCCAGCTCGTAGTATACCAGGGCATCGTTTACAATGCTCCAGTGGTCCTTCATGGACATCGCTTCCGTTCGGTCGAACTCGAATACGCTCGTATCCGTAAACTTGAACCCATAGGTGCGCAGCAGCGGTATGAGCTGCCCATTCACGGCAAACTCCGCCATCCGGCGGTCGCTCTCCGCGATAATGTCGTTCAGCGTGCGCTCGTGCACCTCGCTCTGGCTTCGGCTGGACCCGCTATCTACCACCATCGTGCCGCCCAGGAATGCCTTGCTTACCTCATCGTTGGTGAGCGCAATTTGCTCGCTGAACACCTTGTGGGGGTCACCCTTCTGCACCTGGTCGTGTATGGTAATCTTGGTTCCCTCCGGTAGTATTGCCTGCGCGGCCTGCCCCAGCGAGCGCATCTGCGCCTCAATCTTATCCAGGCTTGGCTTATCCGTTTTGGTGGTCTCCGCGCTGATGAGCGGTATGCCGAAGCGCTCAGAGAAATCGGCCCACGTCTGCTGGGCGTTGCGCTTCCATATCAGCTGCGGCACTACGTTATTCAGCAGGCCGAAGGAGCTCAGGCTTTGAATCTCCACCACGTTGCGGGAGAAGGCGGGGTCGGTATACTGAACACCCTTAGTTCCCGATACCTCGAAGTAAACCATTCCTTTTTGAGGCGAACAGTTCCGGCGGGGTATCAGGCGCCAGGTCATGGTTACGGGGTCGACCAGCTCTATGATGCTATATCGGAAAAATACGCTATCGATAATGTGCTCCAGCAGCTGGTAGAACCACTTAGCCTTCAGCAGCGCAGTTAGCTCCGGTAATTCCTTACCGGTGTTGGCATCCTTAATAATAAAGCGGTTGGACAGCGTGGCTGCCTTGCGCAGGTTCATCACGGCGGTGAGGTGCCCATCCGTTAGCAGGTTGGCGTATAGATCCTGCAGCACATTCCAGCGCGGATCTTCCGGGTTATCCGCTGAATCCATTCCATCGCGCCACTTCTTGATCTCCGCCCGTGTTCGGTCAGAAAATTCGTTGGTAAGCTGCATGATAATGCTGCTATCGCTGCCCTTTACCGATGGGGTTGGCGTTTTCGTTTCCGCGCGGAATAGGCCAAATAGGTAGCTCTTTGATTTGGTAGAGAAGTCCATGTTACCTTGTTTTATATAGCGCGATTTCGTTCAGCCTTCTCCAGTCAAGCGACTTGGATAGAAGGCCTTTTTTTCGCATCATTCGAATACGTCGTGCGCTGAATATGCGTATTCTACCGTTATGCTTCAGCACGTAGTGCTGTAGGTTGGTTGATTTACGCAGGCTATCCGCCTGCTTTTTTCTTCTTTTTAGGATATGCCTAAACCACATCCCCTTAATTGCTCCTATCATGGCTACTAGTATTGGTTATCCCCCTGAGCTCTCAGGGAGTAGATTCGAATATCGCTCACGGCCTCTCCGGCCTCATCGGTTAAGTCTGGCAGGTTGGCAGCCTCTCCACCCTGCACATCCTGCAGCCACTTGAGCGCGTCGTTGTAGCGCAGCTCCCGATGCTTGGGTATGTTGTTGGCCGCCTCCTTGCTCCAGAGGTGGTATAGGGCCAGATCAATGACCAGCATCACAATGTACTGGTCTCGGGTATCCTCCTCGCCATCCGGAACTGGGGTGAACACCTTATCGCAGTCGTAGCGACCGGATAGGTGGTTTCTGATTTGGGCAATGGCCATGCCCTCCGCCCTTACCAGCTTAACCTTGTCAGCGGTAGGGTCGATAATTTTGGATATCTCCGCTCGCAGCTGAACGCTGTAGTCCTCGTCGGTTAAAAATCTCATCAGTATCTATTTTTAGAGCCCCTGCGTACTTCCGCTAAGGGGACGGTTCGTGGCTCAAACTTGTCTATCCGTGCGGTTCGGTTGCACTCCGCAACAGCACCCTCCAGCGCATCGGGTCCATCCACTGCAGCACCGGAACCCTTGTCGAAGGCCAGCAGCTGATCCTTCAGCTCCAGCTGATCATACCCATCGCGCTCATTCTCGTTTAGGTATACATTTCGGCGCTCAAAAAAGGCGCTCATAGCCTCGATACGGTCGAACTTATCCGCCTTGGGGCGCTTGTCGGCCACCACCGGGATGTAGTACCCCCGGCTATCCCCCTCCTGGTCGAAGTCGCTCACGAAGTCATCCATGGAGAATAGCCCCTCTATGCGGTACTTTATTGGATACTTGCCCAACTTGTGATATTCGTAGGTGTCGTATAGCCAAGCGGCAATGGCGGCCCGTGAAGCCTGGCGAAGGAAGACGTGAATAATGTCGAAGTCCCTCCCAATTTTTCCAACGAGAATGAGCCCCTTGAAGCAGGCGTCATCCTTGTAGGATAGGTCACCGTAAAAAACGAGCGCATCATACCTGTCCAGCTTAAGGGGCTTACGCCACTGGAGAAACTCATACTTGAAGACCTTTCCCTCCTCCACGTGCACGTGCATGAACTCCCGCATGAAGGAGCGGTAGGGCATATCGCGAAACTTCTTTTTCCAGTAGGCCGCGCTGGCCTTTTCTGGCCACTCCGGCTCAAAGGTGTTCAGGTTCTTAACAGCGCAAACGGTGAGCACCTTAAATGGGGACTTTTCCCCATCATCCTTTGCTTTTTTCTCAGCAGTTTTGAAATACTCCTTCAGCCGGTTGGTGATGGACTTCTTGTGCGTATTGTTGTTTGCGTAAACGAATCGCTCCGTTCCACCCTCCATGTTGTCGAAGGTGCCCCACACGTCCTCGGTGATGTAGTCCACCGAATCCGCCATAAGGGTGCTGTTCTTGAAGTGCCGGCGGTTATCCACGTCATCCACTACGATGTAGTCTGGCCGTTCGCTTCCCTCCCTGGCTCCGCGAGGGTTTTGACCAAATCCGATGGCCATGAAGCGAACACCCTGCTTGGTAACAAAGTCACCATCCGACCAGTCACCGTAGTTGAAGCTTTCCCCATAGTCGTTAAGCAGCCGCTTGTTGTGCTGCAGCTGCGCCTGTATGCCGCTGAGCAGCTTCTTGGCCTTGGGGTCTGTTTCTCCAACCAGCAGCATAAAGTGCAGCTCGTTCAGCACAAACATGAGGAATAGCGGTATGCCCATGTCGATATGCACCGACTTACCACCACCGCGATAGATTTCTGCCAGCAAGCGTAGAATTCTATTCTTAATGATGATGCTAGATAGCTTCTTATGGAACCAGGCACTCTTCACCTTGGCGTAGTTGGGAAAGTAGTACTCGAACCAGCGGATGTAGTCTCCCTCCAGGTAGGCTATTCGCTCCAGCTTATCCTTTTCCGATTCTCCCAGCTTAATTTCGGTGGCCTTGGCAATGCGGTCACAGTGCAGGTCAAAGTCGGCTACTATCTTTTGGTACTTATCTGTGGCCATTACTGGTAGGTGCTAATGTAGTGCTGGAGAAACATGCGCTGGAATTTGGTGAACTCGTTGGCCTTAATGGGGTCAACATCTACCAGCCAGTTGTTGAAGGCCATCAGGGAGGAGCTCATTACGCGAGGATTTAACGTTGCATCGAGCTTATCGATAGCCGACATCACCTTGCTGAGCGCGTCAGCTTTGAGCTTTGGCTCATTCCCTTCTGCAATGTTGAGCGCCTCGTTGAGCAGCACCTCCCGCAGCTTAACGGGAGTAAGATCGTTGAAGGCCTTCCGGTCATCCCAGCTCTTCTCCCCAGGCTTTCCCTTCTTCCACTTGCTAAGCGTTTGCGCTGAGATATCCCAATCGCACTCTATTTGCTGAAGGTTGAAACCCTTATTAATATAGAGGTCTTCCGCCAGCGAGCGAATCTTTTCGAGCTCCTTTCGGCTCCATGCCTTTTTATCCGATGCCTTCTGTGCCATGGTTACATTTTGGACAAAAGTCTAAAACCGTGGGGCAATTCGGTAAGAGTTGTGCAAGGGTTGCACAATTTGTTGCAACCCTTGCACAACTATTTGCCCGGCCATGGCGCATCGTGTAACCTTGCAGCAAAATAACGCGAATGTTTAAGCTCGAAAAGCAAATCAGCAAGGCAGTATTAACGGTGTATGGCTACGTAGGCGGTGCCTACCTGGACTATAGGGCCATCTCAGAGGCGTTGGATGAGGTAACGGCAGCTGGCTATACCAAGCTAGACTTCCACCTGCATACCTACGGAGGGGTGGTATTTGACGGTAATATTATATACAACGCCCTAGCCGCGTTCACGGCCAAGGGTGAAATTGATATATACGTGGATGGCGTGGCTGCCTCCATGGGCGCAATTCTGATAACAGCAGGAACGCGCGTTCACATCGTGGATAACGGATTTATCATGATCCACAAGCCACAGGGCGGAGCCTACGGAACCGATGCAGACCTTACCAGCAGCGCCCAGCTTCTTGTAAGCATGGGTAAGCAGTTTGCCCAAACGCTGCAGGCACGAACAGGCAATAAACCGGAGGAGGTAGCTACCTGGCTGGATGGAACCGATCACTGGTTCGATGCCGACCAGGCTATCGCGGCAGGGCTTGCTGATGATAAGTTCTCCGCCAAGGCCACCAACGTGGCCAAGTTGAGCACGGAGGAGGCCACACAGCTGGGCGCTCAGGCACTCTACGAGCGGTTTGCCGCTTCACTTAATTCGGATCACCAAACTATAAATAAGGAGATGAACAAGGAAGATTTAATCAAGCGCTACGCGCTCACAGGCGTCACCGCACAGAGTACCGATGAGGAGGTGCTGGCTGCCGTAGATGCCAAAATCAAGGAAGGTAGCGATGCCGCTGCCGCCGCAAACAGAACAGCCATTGCCGCTGCTACGGATCAGGCTATTCTGGATAAGAAGATTACCAAGGAGCAGCGGGAAACCTACATCGCCCGTGGCGAAAAGCTCGGGTTAGCTGACTACAATGCGCAGCTAAACGACATGAAGGCCTATGTGCCCATTACCGACCAGCTCGAAGGTAAGGGAGGTGGCGAAGGCCCAACTGCCAGCGCAACCGATCGCAAGGGTTGGACCTGGAAAGACTACCAAGCCAAGGCTCCAAGGGAGCTGGAGGAAATGCCTAAAAAAGACCCCAAGGCCTTTACTGCCCTTTATAAGGGAGAGTATGGGGTTGAACCTGAACTTTAATCAATACTTATTAATCAACAACAATCAATGAAAACAAAGATTTTATTAAGCCTACTTGGCAGCATGCTGCTTAGCGCAATGCTTGCCGCTGCTGCCCCAATTGTTATTGGGGTTAGCTCTACGCTCGTTTTTGGGGGTGTAATGGGAATTAGCTTA